CTGTGTCAGATGTGTTTGCTGTGTACTTGTAATTTAAATATGTACCTTCAAAAATATCTAAGTTAGAAAATTTATAAACACCATCTGATGGTGAAATACTTATATCAGCGTTATTTACAAAAGAATAATTTGTTCCGTCAACCGTAGTTGTAAATTTTGTTCCTCTTGACATTGTAAGAGAGGCGCCAGAAGCATTATTAACAACTACATCAATTTTTGCTGTAGAAGATGTAGCACTTTTAGGAGTGTAACCAACTTGTTTTGCTAATGACACAACACTTGATCTTTGATCGGCACTATCAAGAAACATCTCGTTTGCCAACATATTAGCATTGTATCCAAGATAGTGAGTGTTGTAGGCAAGAACATCTAATAGAACATTCATTCCAGAACCTTCAAAATCATAATCAGTAAACTCATCCTGTTGTGATAGGAAAGTTTTTAGATTATCTTTGATACCGTCAAAGTCTAATTGTGATATGTCTAGTTTAGTTGCCATATTATCTTAATCTTTCTAAAAATGTTTCTACTTGTACTGGGTTAGGACTGTTAATCACATAAAAAGATATTGATACTGAGTATCCGTTTCTATCTAAGTTAGGTTTATTTGCAACCTCAGTTAATCTACATCTTGGTTCGTAATTCTTAATTAAAAATTCTATTTGTTTTCCTATAAAGTGACTTATTTGAGGAGTTATATTTTCAAACAACATACCTCTCAAATTAGACCCAATCTCTGGGTGAAAAGGTTTCTCGTAGTGATTTAAATTAATCAAATTTCGTACACTTCTCTTTACTGACTCTACATCTAATATCTTTTGAATATCTTTAGTAGCAGCATTTTCTTGAAAGTCAAGATTCAAATCTTTAAAGAGTTTTGAACTTCTTTTACTTTTATTTGTTAGTGAACCAGCGTCATAACTTGCCATTTAATCTCTCCTACTACTATTTATACTATCCGTTTGCAAATACATTACCTGATCCTGAAGCAGATGAATTTGGTACAAAACTACCATGACCTGCAGTTGCGTCACCTAATCTATGCACTTTAATTTTATTTGCAAACACATTAGGACTTCCAGCACTTGCAGGATCACCACATCCAGTAGTATCTCCTACACGAACAGTTTTAGCCGTGTTCGTAAAAACGTTTGGCGAACCAGCTGCATATGAAGTTTTGTGAAAAGGGTTAGGCGTAGGACTTGCGTGACCTACATGACTATCTAATCCTACTCTACTTACTGCTGGCATTTCTTTTTCGTTTCCTTAGGTAGTATGTTCTACCTTTAAAGTTATAAGTTTTTAATTTAGGTCTTTCAGGTTCATATGCTTGAAAAAACCAATCAAATACTTTTTTAAGATATTTCATTGGAGTATCCTCCTATATTATTCTTACTTTTTCTTTTTATTCTTTTTTTTCTTAAAAGTTGGCGTTATTACTGCCGGTTTTGGTGTAATTACTTCCGGTTGTGGTTTTACTTTTAATGGTGGTTTAGTTGCCTTGAATTCGTTAACCGCACCTTTGATTGCAGACATACCTTCTGGTGTAGGAATCTTTCCTTCATCAATTAATCTCTGTCTATTTGCTAAATGTTGTTTTTGAACATTGTCTTTGTCACCACCGTTGTAAGCAACAGCGTGTCCTTCGTTCATTAATATATCAGCAACGTTATCACCGTTTATTGTTTTGAAGTTACCAAGAATACGACCAAATTTACCTTTCATATTCTCTCCACCTTTTGTTACCTGTGATAACAAGATTGCTTCTCCACCTAATAATGAGTTTAACCTATCTTTTGCTAATAGACCAAATATTTTTTCGATTTTGTCAGACGTTCTACTTTCAGGAGTGTCAATGCCCATAATTCGGACTCTTTCATCTCTTAACCAAACGCCAAAACCCAAATCTAAGTCAATATCAACGGTATCACCGTCAACTATTTTTACAATTTTGCATTTATACTCGTACATAGTTTTTTCCTTTGAATAACTAATATTTAATAATAACTATTTATAAGTGCTTGACTAAACCTTGCAAAAATGATATAATACACTTATGACTTTTGATGGAGACGGAAAAAGTCAGGACGCATGACGTAATTTCTAGGGTTACGTCATAAAATCCTATAAATGTTCTCTTTTCGTTCTTAAATTGTTGTATTTTTGCAACACTTTCATATAATCCTCATTTTTTGGGATTATTTTCTTGCAATCCATTGGGTTTTCTGATAGGATTAGTGTATAAAATGAGAAAAACACATAAAAACAATAAATCTATCACCTGCGACAATTTGTACACTATACAAACGTCAAAAACTATGATAGGATATACAGATATTATGAAAAAAACAACAAAGGAGAATACAATATGTCAAAAGTAAAACAATGGGCTGAAGATATGGCTGAAGAACAAGTAGATTTGATTTTATCTAAATTAAAAAAGAATGAAATCACTAAAGAAGACGCTAAAGTTAAGATTCTGAATACTGCGAATAAACAAATGTTGAATATCAATTCAGAGAACGTTGAAGAAGTTATGGAGGCACACATTCATGCTTAAATTTAAAGAAATCATGGCAACTTTGTTTGCCGTGTTCGGTGTTTTAATGTTAATCGGTGCTACCGGTGCTGTAGAAACAAACCAGTGGGTGCTTGCACTTGCATTAGTAGTTATGGGAACGTGTACAATGTTCCTTTCAATAGTATGTCAGGAGAAACAATAGTGAATAACAATATGGCAACGACAATAGTTAGAAATGTAGTTTATAAAAAAATAAATGCTATGAAAAGAGATATAAAAGAGTTGATTGAAGTAGATAACAATCTTTTAGAAGCAATAGACATTAATATGAAAAATGCTATTAATAAAATACTTCACGACTACAAACTAAAACAATAACAAAAGGATACATTATGATACTAGAACAAACAAAAAAATATAACGAGTTGAGAGTACAAGAACAACAAGGTCAAGAAATGGCTGATGATTTACAGAAGATTGTAAATTATAATATGATGACGGAGGTTAAACAAATGGCTGAGAAAGCGGCAGATAAAAAAGTAAAGAAAAAAAGTAAAGTCAAGATGACAGTAGAAGGATACTATACAGATGATAATGGTATGTGGACTATCTATAAAACAGAATCAGGTATGACTATATGGAAGAAGGATAAAAAAAATGTACATTAATGGACACGATAACAAAGTTGATGTTATTCAAAATGTGATTGAGAATATAGATGATGGTTTATTATCTAATGCTAAAGATATGTTAAATCAATTAAAAGATATTGAAATGAAATCTACTGTATATAAAGGTCAAGTTTATGATTCTAAAACAAAAAAGTTTATTTCTTTTGATGAATTTAAAGCACAACAAGAATAGGATAAAAAAATGAGTGAAGATGAAAAAAATCTATACAAGATAGTTGATAAACTTGAACAAAGAATTACAACACAAGAACACAATCATACTTTTTTAGAAAGTAGAGTTGATGGACTTGATAAAGATATAGACGCAATAACAAAAGTCTTAGCAAAAATGAAATTAGAGTTATACTATACTCCAGAAGAAGATGAGGCAATTAAAAAAGAAAGTATTAGATTGAAGGAACAAGAAGCAGAAATACTTAGAAAGAATGTAATTTTTTTTGAAAACATGAAAAAAGAACAAGAGGCAGAACAGGCAAGAGAGATTATGAAAAACGTAACTAACAAAGAGGACAAGTAAATATGACAGTTGATACAGATATAATGATTAGTAAAAACGATCTAGGTAAAAAACTATACAGAAAGAAAACATACTATAATTTAGTTATAGAACAAGAGTGTCTTGCTAATAGTAGAGCTGAGGCAACTGAAAAACTTTCTGATTGTGGTATAGATCATTCTCAGATAAACCATGAGATTACAGAAACTAAGAATGGTGTTGAGACCTATATGGTTGACGCCAACTATACAGACAACGGACCAACAGAAAACTATGGTGAAGTTGTATATACAGATGATGAGTTCGCTGAAGAAAATGGTGATGTTGAGATAGGTGAATCATTAGAGTTGTTAAGAGAAGATGAATCGCCAATGAAAGACTATAAAGATAACGTACTAACAGAAGGACAATAATGCAGACATGGGAAGAAATGTTAATTACAAAGATACTAACACAAGCAGTTGAAGACGCTAAGTACACAGGTCTTAATAAGAAATATCTTAAACACAAGATAGAGGCTATCAATTGGATTATGACAGGTGATCCTCAGTTTAAATACTATTGTAAATTACTTAGTATAGAACCATCTTATATTAAGAATAAAATTAAGACACATGGTGATACTAAAATAACTCATAAACAAAAAGTGTTATTAAAACCAATAGTCGAGGCACTACTAAAAAGTAAGACTTATAGTCAAGTGCCTGTACAACAAAGAGAGGTACTACATGGCAGAATATAGTTCACACGATTG